ATTAGATGCACAAAAAAATAATAAAATACCTGCAGACACATCTATATACACAGCACAAAATCTTCCAAAATTTGATTATGTACTAGCAAATGATAACAACAATGATCCTCATAGATTTTGGCATGGCAACGATCCAAAAAAAGGAACAACAAAAGAACATGACTTTGCAAAGAACAGAGGGTCGGGTTGTTCTGCTATACAAGTGGCTTGTGATAACGGACACAAAAATATTTTTATAATTGGGTTTGATATATTGGGATCTAGACAATGGGAAATGGCAGACGGCATTTTAAGTAGACGACAAAATAATATCTACAAGAACACAATTAACTATCCAGACAGAGTTAGCATGAAAGCATATCTAAAATTTGAATGGATATATCAAATAAGACAAATTGCAAGACATTATGCAGACAGAAAATTTTATTTTATCAATAGATTAGAATATTTAGAAGAAAACATCTACCTGCATCAAGGACTAGAAGATGTTAAAAATTTTCACTATGGAATATACGCCGATCTTAAGAAATCGATTGAAGAGAGTACTGTAAAAATTAACTGGCGTAGATACTAAAGTGTTTTTGTAGAACTAGCATCCATTTTATAAATTTTTCTCATCTTCACACCTACTTTTTGTGCATATTTTTTAGTATCGCAGTATGAACAAACGTGTTTATAATCGTTTGATGCTCTTTCTGGATCTACTTTAGATCTAGGTCTTAAAAATGCTCCACCACATGAATCGCAACTAAACGAATATATGGTATTTTTTCGGTGAAAAGTGTGGTATATGCCAAGTTTGCTCTGGCGCTCATACAGTCTCAAAGTTTTTAGTGTTTCTATGAACATAATTGAACTCAAAACTATTTAATAAATACGTAGAGAACATAATATGACCAGACTTACAATTGACACAGGAACTGACGGGAATTCAGCAACAGGCGATACTTTACGTACCGCATTTACTAAGGTTAACAGCAACTTTAGTGAGTTATCTGGCAACCTAAACTTATCTGGCAACACTTTGTTAAGTGCTGACACAAATGGCAACATTATCATTGATCCCAACGGAACTGGATACGTTGAAATTAAAGGAGATAAAGTAATGGTAACAGGAACACTACCAACTAGTGATCCAAGTGTAGCAGGTCAACTATGGAGATCAGGAACTGATTTAAAAATTAGTCAAGGATAATAAAAAAATATGGCACAACAAAGTTTAAATTTAGGATCTAATGCAAATGATGGGACAGGTGATGATCTAAGATCAGCAATGACTAAAGTTCAAGAGAACTTTACAGATCTTTATACCAACGTCAATGAACTACTTTCTGAAACTGCTGTAAATTCACAGATTTCTTTTTCAGGAAATAAAATTACAACAAATGTTTCAAATGCTGATCTTGTTTTAGACACCAGCGGTAATGGAGATATTGTATTAGGAGAAATTACAGTTCACGACAATGAAATTTTTACTAATAGATCAAACGATAATTTAAGAATTTCAACTTCGGGCACTGGGTCAGTGCAAATCACCGGCGGTGATGACATTGAACTAACAGCAACAGACGACATTCACATCGCTCCAAATGATAATATTATACTGGCTCCGTTGGCAGGGTCGGGTGACATTTATCACTATGCATTGAATGGAACAAAAAATATCTGGGAACAACACTCATCAGGAAGTTGGGAAATACTTCATGTTGGTAGTGGAGTAAACAGTTATCTAGGAACAGGTACAGCGGCATTTCCAGTCAGCGGTGAAGACTTCTGGAAAATGAACGTCAATGCTCACAGCACAACTGCTAACTATTCAACTTTTGGAACTGCTGGACAAATGATATTCGAAGCAGGAGAAACTTGGACAGGATCAACACACGGAACAAAATTTAGAATTTCAACAACAAGAACAGGACAGACAGGAATTGAAGATAGATTCGTTGTTGACGTAAATGGTCAAGTTACCATCGGCACACTAAGAATTAACAGAGATGGTTCGATCGAAAGCATAAATTCAAATCAAAATATTACCTTTGCACCAAACGGAACTGGTGCTGTTGCAATAGATGGTGTAAGCATACACGGAAACGAAATCAGATCTAATGCATCAAACTCTAATTTAGAATTGTATGGTTCTGGCACAGGTAAAGTTAATTTCTACAAAGAGTATTCATTTCCAACATCAGACGGTTCAGCAAACCAACTATTAAAAACAGATGGTTCAGGTAATATGTCATGGACGACAGTATCTGGAGCAACTTTAACAAACTCTGCAAATGAAGATTCAACAACAACTGTAAGTAATTCTACTATAACAACCATTGATTCATTTGCTCACGCAACATTCAGGGGTGGAAGATATGTTATATCGATAAAAGCAGACCAAGGTGGTGGTGATCTCAAATACGAAACACATGATCTACTTGTTACGCATGACGGAACAACTGCATACTTCTCACAAAACTCAGTAAAATCACACACAGGTTCAGATCTTTGTACTTTCAGTGTTGATATAAACGGTTCTGATTTTAGATTGAGAGTTATAAATGGCGGTGGCGGCACTAATGTATATAAAACGTATCGTAACCTATTAAACGTATAATTTTACATTAGGTTTATAAAATTTCCGATAAATAATTGCATAAGAGAGATTTAACATATGGCACAACAAAACATTAATATTGGAACTAATGCAAACGACGGAACAGGTGATCCGTTAAGAACCGCATTTAATAAAATTAACGCAAACTTCTCAGAATTATACGGTGATACTGCTGAAGCAAATGACATCAAAGACGACTCTACTCCTCAGTTAGGTGGAGACTTAGACGTTAATGGACAAAAGATTATCACTGCTAGATCAAATGAACAAATTGTTCTAGATCCTGCAGGCACAGGTACAGTTGAATTAAATGCAAACACTAATGTTACTGGAAACTTGACAGCATCAGGAAATATTACAGCAACAGGAAACATTTTTGCAAACGGAAATATTAATTTAGGTAATGCATCGGGAGATCAAACAAAAGTTGTTGGTGTGTTTGAAGCAGACCAATTACAGATCGACGGAACAACATTAACAAGCACAGTTACAAATGGTGCAGTCACAATCCAAGGCAATGGAACAGGCGGAGTTAATGTTGCAGATGTTACAATCAACGATAACGAAATTAAAGCATCAAGTTCAAATGCAAATTTACAATTAAATGGATCAGGCACAGGTGCAGTTACAATTGATTCTGTAAAAATTAGTGGAACTACAATCAGTTCAGATGATTCAACTAAGATTACTGTTGCAGAAGCATTAGATGTAACAGGAGCATTGAAATCTAATACAAGTTTGGCATTGGCAACAGGTGCAACGGTTACAGGAATTCTAGATGAAGACAACATGGCAACAAATTCTGCAACACAACTTGCCACTCAACAATCTATCAAAGCATATGCAGATACAAAATCAGTATTAACAGGTTCAACAAATAACACAATCACAACTGTCACTGGTGCTAACGCAGTACAAGGTGAAGCCAACTTAACTTTCGATGGTACTACACTTGCAGTAACAGGAGCAGGAACTTATTCAGCAGGTTTGACAGTTACTGGAGTAACAACTGTCAATGGACAACTAGATGCTGAAGGTATCACAATCAAAGATAATAAAATTGCCACAAATGCTTCAAACTCTGTATTAGAAATTGGAGCGGCAGGTACTGGTACTGTTGATGTACAAAGTGCAATGACAACATTAGGTCAAACTGCAACTGGTCTTGTCACAGTCACTGGAGAATTAAATGTAGACAACATAGGTATTAACGGAAACGGTATTGCGGCAATCAATTCCGGTGGTGGTATTAACATAAATCCAAATGGAACAGGTGTTGTAACAATTGGTGGTGTAGTGGCTCAGGTTGCTAACTTTTTACAAATTGGAAAAGAGTTATATGTCAACGAAGCAATTGAACTTGGACCTCAATCACACATTAAAAAATTAACTACAAACTCAGATCTTCAAATCACAACAATCGGTACTGGTTTAGTCCAGTGTAATGATGTTGGATTCACAGGAAATAGAATTACAACAGTAAACACAAACGCAGATTTAGAATTATCTCCAAACGGAACAGGTAATTTAATTGCTGATGTCCCTGGTTATGTAGTAATTGATTCTGATGCAGGTGACATATATTTGAAAGACGGCGGCACAAATTTTGCTATTCTTTCTAACTCTGCTGGCAATTTAGAAATAAAATCAGGCAATACTACTGCACTATCAATGTCTGGTGCCAACGTAGCCGCACAAGGTAACTTGTCGGTAGCAGGTGCACAGGTAGACTTTACAGCACTTCCAACTTCTGATCCAGGAGTTGCAGGTAGATTGTGGAGAGACGGTACAACTGTCAAAATAAGTGTCTAATAGACTACAAAACACATCCTTAATCATTATTGATAGTAATAAATACCATAAAGTAAAGTAGGATTTTATGGCAATACAAAAAATAAATCTAGGTTCAGCAGGAAACGATGGTACGGGTGATGCCATACGAACAGCATTTAGTAAAGTAAACGATAACTTTTCTGAACTGTACGGAAGAAGTACAGGACTAACTGACATCGTTGGTGACACAACACCTCAACTAGGTGGCAGTCTAGATGTTAATAGCAAATCAATAGTTTCTACATCAAATGGAAATATTTTAATATCCCCAGACGGATCAGGACACGTTCTTTTAGATACTATTAAATTAATTGACTCTTCAATTACATCAAATACTGCAAATACAGATTTAGTACTCACAGGAAACGGTACAGGTAAAGTTTCAATATCAGGATTAAAATATCCAAGCACAGATGGGGCCAGTGGACAAGTATTACAAACAAATGGTTCGGGTGTTTTGAGTTGGGTTAACAATGCAGGAGGTGGAGGAGGATCTACAGGTGATTTATCTATCATAGGATCAACAATCTCAGGACCTTCGAATGCCGACGTAAACATATTCCAAGGCGGAACAGGACACATTGTACTAGATGGAGTAAAAATTAGAGATAATAAAATCTCAACAACTTCTTCAAATTCTAATTTAGAACTAACTGCAAACGCATCAGGTAAAGTTTCAATATCAGGAATTATACATCCTACAGCAGACGGAAGTAACGGACAAGTATTAACAACAAACGGTTCAGGTGTTTTATCATTTGTGACTATCCCTGCAAATCAAAATTTATTTGCAACAGTATCAAGTGATTCG